ATGGATATAAAATTAACTGATAATGATGTTCAAAAATTATTAGTTTTGTGTAAAGAGATTTTAACGCAATATAATATTCAATTGGAGGAAAAATGTAAGGGAACCATAAATATTACAGCCATCAATTCAGAAAAATCCTTTGTATTAAGCTATTTCGTTAGGCCGGGAAAAGTCTCATTAAATTTTAGAGAGACAGAATTCAATATTTGTCTCATAAGAATAAACTTAAATAATGGATTTCATAAAAATTCAAATAACGAAATAATCAGAGGAAACAGAATCAATATCTATTCTGAGGAAGAATATTTAAGAAAAAATGACGGTTCTACTTACATGAGAGCTTATGCGCTTCCTTATAAAACTTTTGAAGATAATTCAGATTTTGTTAACCAGTTGTTTGCACTACTAGAATATACAAAAAAACGACACAATGATAATATTAACGTTGAAACGAATCTATTTTTTTAAGGTGGTGATACAATGTTTGAAAATGAAATTAAATCTATTAGTGAAGAATATTTCAACTATTTAAAAAACGAATCTAAGTTTCTACCATTAGAAAATGAGTCAATCGAATTTTATTCCCCTGTTGTTGATTTTTTTGGAGATTCTATTTCTGTAAACATATCATTTACTGGAAGCCACTATAAATTAACAGACCATGGTGAAACATTGTGGAATATGGAGGAATTCGGTATAGATTTAATGCGTCATAAACAACAAAAAAAGTATCAACTCCTAAAAAATATTATGGACAGTCACGGTTTATTTTTAGAAAACGATACATTATCGCTGTATACAAATAGAAAAAACTTACCTCAAGCGATACACGATTATGTTTTAACTTTATCCGAAATCAGCCACCTCGCTATTTTGAAAAAAGAAAATATAAGATCCATGTTTAAAGATGAAGTTATACATTATTTTTTAAAAAATCGCAATCTTTATCCCAATATTTTTCCGGAGTTTAAAATAGAAGGCAAATCTAAATTGACTCATCATTTTGACGCTGTATTTCCTGGCCAAACCACTGAATATGTTAAAGCGATAAAAAATATTAATATCAATACTGCTAAAAACGCACTTTTTGATTGGGACGATGTCGAAGCGTATAGAAATCAAACGTTTGATGCTAATGCTAGACTCAACATCATTACTGATAACGAAGATGATATCAGTGACGCTGTGGCAACCATGCTATCTCAATATAATGTGAGTGTCTTGTCATTCCATCATAAAGAACGTTTAGTACAAAGGTTCAGTAATGTATAAAGGGTATATGTACATCATCGTACCCTTTTTGTTTTTTGCGATTTTGAATACATCAGTGTTTCATGATACCGACATTGTCAGATTGAGCAAAATGAAAAGCAAGCACTGTAATGCCTGCTTTTAGAACTTAACTATTGTATCCCTTATGGTGATGGCCTGCTCCAAATCCATTAGCCATATTATTGTGTTTATATCATTTCTTTGTTAAATGAACTTCAATTTTTATGTCTTTAGATTCAACGGTCTTATTATCACTATACATTGTTAAATACTTAGATTGATTAAAATTATTACCCGGTGGCGGCATCAAGTCATACCAGAACGATTTGTCGTCATTTTCAATAAACTTGATATACCCTGTTTCGTATGGCGATCCTTTAAATTCATAAAGATTGAGTTTATCAATTAAAAATTTTCTCGCCTTTGCATCCAGTTCTTGTGCTGTAACCAGTTTTTTATCGGCTTGTATTTCAAATGTAATGATATGCTTGCTATTTTCAAAAACTTTTACATAGATCGTTTGTGATTTGTGATTATCTAAGTGATTTCCTTCATAGTTTGTTACGCCACCATACATACAGGTTTTACCATTATCTTCTTCATTCCCCTTTTCTTTTCCAGAGAAATAACAATCAACATAATAATTTGCACCAAAAATATCGACTTGTTTATTTCTATACTTTTGTGCTAATTCTTTACTCGCAAATTCTGTTTTTACTAATCCATATTCTTTTATTTCAGACTCTCTTATACAGAAAATTAAATCGTGTGCCAATAAACTATCGATAGATTTAACATTACTCTCAGATATAAAATTTCGGTCATATAAATATTTCACATTCCCCATCAAACCTTTAAATTCACTTGATTTGTGTAATTGGTCTGGTGTTGGGTCTAGCGTATGATCTGCTAAAGCCGTAGAACTTGAAATAACGAATAAGATTGTAATGCTAAACAATAAACTGATGACAAATCGTTTCTTGTTCATACTTTTCTCCTCCATCCAAAAGTCCAAGAATATCTATATATAATTATAATATAATAATTAAATTATATAAACAATTGCCTACTTAAGCTGAGATTATATAAAAACAGACATATAAACGTTTCTCACTCGTCCTGTTTGACACCTGCTACATTGACATGACTGTTAGGTTTGTCCATCATTGGTCATGTTCACAAAATGATAGCTTTCATTCAACACAAAAAAAGCAAGGTTGCAATGCTAGAGTACTATACACTTGACACTTTATTGACACTTGCTTTTAAAAACGTTGTTATATCAATATATTAAATATAATTTGTATGGAGAGGGTCAACATTTTTGGTCAACGTATATTTTTTGACCATAAAATGACCCAAATATCAAAATAATGAAAAACACCTTACAAACTTTATACATCAATGTTTGTAAGATGTTTTTAAAATCCGAATATTAGCAATTAGGTTATATGTAGTGGAGACGGCGGGAGTAGATTTATCCATTTATATAATGGTGTGCTATATGTCTTAAAAGCCGTCATACCAATGTTTTCATTGTATTCTTATATCGGTGTGAAATGTTAAAATTGATAAAACAACTAAAATTTGTGCACTCAAATTATTCCCAAACTTTATCTGGTAACTCTAATGTTTCAATTGTCATATCAAACGACTTCTTGTACTCTTCATATTCATCATAAATCCATGATGTATTTCTATCATTATCACGAACCATTCTGCTCATAATATGATAAATCTTCTTAGCTTCTTTAACATACTCTTCATTAAAACGTTCAAAATCTTCGTGAGTAAAGCAAAATAATTCAATACTTTCTAATGTTGAATACACTTCATTTAAAATAATAATTTCATCTTTACCATAATTTTTTATTTCCGGATCAATTATCTTTTCATACAAGCTCTTAATTCTAAAATCTACATACTCAATCTTTCTTTTTACGAAATCTCTATGACTTAAATTAATCATATTTTCACCCCATCTTTCTACTCTATTATAGCATGTTGTGTTACATCTAACGTGCCGTTATCCACAAATCAAAATAATATTGCAACACAATGCGTTTCTCAGCGTCTTATTTATACGCTTTTCCATAAATAGTAAGTGTTCTATTCAATCCATTATCATTTTGTACAGATTCGATATTAAAATCTAAATCTTTCCACTTGATACGCTGTTTTGGTGTTATACCGTCCCTGTATCTTATAATAAACCTCACGGGAATTTCTGATGCTGTAAGTCCAGAACCCAAATACTCGTTTCCACGTATTGTTTTTATATCTGCCCATGGTTCTGCAATTATTTTTTCTTTATAATTGTTAGGCATTGGTCCACTACTAACCCTTTCAACTATCTTGATTTTATTATTAAAATGATATGCCATTGATACACCTCCTCTGCATACAGACAATTTTGTCCGTTTGCTATTCGTCAATTTAGGATAATAGTACGTGCTCTTTTTTTGACTAACCAATTTGGGATTGTCTGCCGTCGCGCTTCACGACGTCCTTACCCTAACAGAACAATCCGTTTCCCAGCTATCACATAGCCCTCAAAAACTGCTCATAATTATCAAATAAACCTACATACGCATCTAATAATGAAGCCGTGCCGTCGATGCGACGTTTGGGTGATTGATTCTTAACAGGAACGATATTACCGTTTCGGTCAGTTTCTACACCCGTATTAGTTAAGCACCATTTCAATATAGGATTGTTATTATAATTGATTTTATGCTTCTCTAAATCAGCCCCCATATTCTGCATCGGTAAGCTCAATGTTTTAGCCCCTTGTGGTGTACGTACCATCTTAAAGCCGTTAGCCTCCATTTCATCAACCCAGTAACGCGCAGAATAATTGTCGTAGTATATCCATAGTGGCGTGATGTCATATTCATTCAACATCTCTAAAAACCATTCTGTGATGTCGCTGTAATCAATTGTATTGCCACGACATAAGCGAAGTAATCCTTGCTCATACCATTTGTCATAAGGTATCTTATCCTCGTCTACACGCTTTCTGAGGTTATCCTCAGGCAACCAATACATCTGATGTACAAAGCGCATTTCAGTTTCAGGTTCTACAAATAACAACGTGGCACAACTAAGGTCGGTCGTGATGGAAAGGTCAGCACCACCTATCGCATAACTACCTGAGAAGTCACGTATATTAAAGGTATCCTCATTGTTTATCGCCTCAAATGTGAGCCATGCGCTATGTGTGACTTCACGTATATTAAAATCTTTAGTTAGGATTCCCGTTAAGTCATTTACATTGTTTTTAGCACGTGCAACTTTGCGTTCTAAGTCCTCAACCTTTTTTGATACACCTAAGGCAGGATTTGCCTTTTGCCAGCATTCAGGCATCTTATATTCAGCTTTATGATCTAGTTCATACATAATCGGTAAAAAGTTATCATCGTTAAATTTACCATCTACCACATTACAAGCATACTCATATAAGTCATCAAATATCGTACCTCTATGTGTTCCAGCCGTTGTAATCATAATCAATAACGGTTGTGTACGTGCTGATTGGGATTGTTTCATTACTTCATATAAATTGCGGTCTTGAATAGAATGTAATTCATCAATCACAACAAGATGCGCATTCAATCCATCTAATGAATTTGAGTTTTTAGCTAAAGACTGCATCTTACTAAAGTTATGCGCAAAGTATAAATCACTTTTACGCTTACGGATATTTTTGTTTAAATCAGGGCTCTGTACAATCATCTCATGCGCTTGGTCGAATAAGATATTAGCTTGGTCACGTTTCGATGCAACTGAATACACTTCTGAACCACTTTCCCCGTCTGCAATCATCATATATAATGCAATAGCGCTTAACATAGTTGTTTTACCGTTCTTACGCCCAACAAAGAAAAAGGACTCGGTATAACGTCGGTAGCCTGTATCTTTATCGACAAAGCCAAATAGCGCCGAAATATAGGCTTTTTGAAACAAATCTAACTTTAGGGGCTTACCTGCCAACTCACCTTTAGAATGACGGCAGAAACGCTCTATAAAAGCGATAGGGCGTTCTGCTTTAGATTCATCATAAATGTATTTGTCGTGATGCTCCATGTCATCTAAGAGCTTCTTATATTGTTTACGTACACGTTTTGAAGCTACAATATCGCCACTTTCAATTTTTTGATAATATTGTTTAATGTAGTTAGCCATTCGTCACAAAGTCCATAAACGCATCTGATTTTTCTACTCGTTGAGGTAGGAGCGACAATAGTTGCTTATAAGTGGCGTTATACTTTGTTACAGTTGTATTGTATGACTTCATAGCTGGGTTCTCTTTAAGGTATGATTGTTCACCTTGAGTAAAAACATAAGTTGCACCATGCTCACGTACAGTACGTTTTAATTCGTCTAGTGTCTCTTTCATAAATGTTAGCTCTTCTAACAAATCGTACGCTATATGTTTGTTTTCTATATCATTTTTATCAATGTATGTTTTAAGTTTTTCCAAATTGATATATTTCATTTTTATATTCTCCAATCTTAATTTTTAGGTACCCCTAAATATTGAAAGTATCGGGTGGAGGAAAAGAAAACTCCCTGCACCGTTTCCCAGACACTCTTTTACCTCCGACATTATAGGGGGTACTTAATTAATTTAATTTATACTTTTATTATATTTCCATCTTTATCGAATTGTAATCCTTCCCCAATTGCTGGTGTCCCGAAATGTTCCTGATTATGGCACGTCTGACACAATGCTTCTAAATGGTCGTGGTTCAATGATACATACGGATTCTTATAATTCTCAGCATTTAAATATATTTTGTGATGACAAATAGATGCTAAACCACCACATCTTTCACAAATATAATTCTGTTTAGACATATAGCTGTTTTTACACTTAATCCATTTGCTACTTCTATAAAATGATGCTGGAATACTCCTACTCATTATAATCACGACCTAATGCAGTTAAAGACACCAATAAACTATCAATCGTACGTTTTAAACGTTCACTATCCTGTGTCTGTGGATCAAACCACAGTTGTAATATAAACTTAGCTGTCGTTTGTGCTAATGGTTGTGCTGGTTCATCTAACCAATCACGACCAGTAGTGATATACAGGTAATTAGGTATTGCCTCGATAAGTGGTTCGATAATATCGTCATTGTAATCACCATCTATTCGTAAAGCATTACGTGCATCTTCAATTGTTATGATCATATAGTTCACTTCCTTATGAAAAAGGACACCAGCTATTGACTGATGCCCTTAGTTATTTATTACGCTCCTACATCAGATGAAACGCTTGCCCCCGATAACTTAACGAAAGCATCATCAACTAATACACGTGTGTCTGCGACCGCCATTGCTCGATAGTCAATCAAGCCTGAACGGAATGAAGACTCACGAGAAGATTCAAGCATGATGCCTTGCGGTAAGTTGTAACCGATATAGTTAAAGTCTCCTAATATAATTGTGCCGTCTTCGATATTGTCGTCAATAATGACTGGCTTACCGAAGATATATCCTACATTCTCACGTTGCGCATCTTGTACAAAGATAGGACGTTTATTACCATCTTGAACGCCGTACACTGTGTTATATAATGTTGCGTTACTCATAGCGAATTTTGCATTTTGTGCATAGCCTCGCTTTAACATTCCTAACGCTTTTGTGAAGTCAGTATATTTGCCTGTAAGCTCTAAGCTGTTTTCATCATTCCATGTAATACCAGTTAAGATACCTTGACCTTGATTGTTACCCGTACCATTAATCAATGCGTATTCGATCGCTTCTACAACGCAATTTGTCAATTCTTCAACAAGATATGATTCAAATGCTGAGATGCTCATCATTTTAGCTTTAACTGAGATACTAAAGATTTTAATAATCTCATTCGCCTCAAAAGATACCGCTGTTGTAACTACTTTGTCTGCTTCTACTTTAGCACCCTCAGTATGCCATTCAGCGCGTTCTTGTGGTGTGCTAATTGGGATACGGATTTTTGTAGGCATATTGAATGAACGTACATTTGCTAGTAAGCCACCTTGTGTACGCGCACGACGAATGACTTCGTTTAATGTTTGCTCTGGGATGACTGCTGATGCATTTGAAGATGAAGTAAATTCATCTGCGCGGTGTTCTGATTTTTGAATATCCATTGCATGATTGAATGAACGTTGTTCCACATCTGATAATTCTTGTCCTAACATTTTCTTGAAGAATGCTGATCGGTATTCTTCTGTACCGAATACATTATTATTTTGAACTTCATTATTTTGTTTAAATTGTTGTCCTGTAATAGGGTTATATGAACGATTTTCCACTTGTTCTTGCTCCTTTTCTTTAATATTTTCTTTAGCTTGATTTAAGCCTTCAATTTCAATATTTAATTTTGTCACGTCTGCTTCTGAGTCATTTTCGATTGTGCCTCTAATTTCACCAGCGCGTGTTTCAATATCTTCAAGAGATGAATTGCGATAATGATTAAATGCTTCTTGTACTGTATTAAACATTTTATTTAATCTCCTTTGATTGTAATTTATTTAAACCGATTAAGGCTTGTTGTCTTGCTTGATATTTAAGTTCTGCTTCTTGAATTTGTTGTCGTGCCTCTACACTCGCCTCAGCATATGCGGGATAATTCACAACACTAAACTCAAGGACTTTGTCTATTTTGGTAATAGTTCGTGTGCGTGTATTCACATCATATTGACTACCGTCAGATACTGTGAAACCGAAACTCATGCCTGAAAGGTCGCCCCGTTTTACTGCCGTATAAACAGAGCGGGCTTCTTCCGTGTCTGGTAAGGTAGCCCTAAAATGCATACCAACATCATCAGTCCATATATCCATTGTCTTAGGCGATTTGGCTAGTGGTATACGATTCATATCATGAGACACTAACAAACGTGTATCGTTGAGTTTCAAACCATCTAGCGCATTTCGTTTAATGATTTCGGTATATGAACCTGTTGGCGTATTAATTTGAGTGGGTTTATTAAAAACAATTGCTGTCCCCTCAAGCACCATCTCCCCACTTTGGGAATCTGTTTGTATTTCTGCACTTCTAATTTCCTTCATCAGTTTTAACCTCCTTATCTGCCATTTGATAATTCTTCGCTAGTGTTTTTTCAATGTAGTTTAGGCTTTGGATTCTCTCGTCTCCATCTTCAACATGAGGCAAATTCATTAAGTCACGGGCTTCATTTATGGTTAGTAAACCGAGTGGCAACAATTCTTTGATAATGGTTGATTTCGATTGATTACTTGCATACTGTAATTTTGAAGATTCAAAAATGATGCGATTGCTAAATGATTGTTCACGTTCTGTAAAAATCTTTTCAGTCAGTTCTGATGACAATTGAATAGCGAAAGGTTCAATCACAGACTCGAAAAATGCTTGCCATGTGTTCTCATCGTAACTACCTGTCACAATAGCTTCATTGATTCCTAAATACTCATATATCTTTTGTTTAATCACTTTTATTTGGTTCGTATCCACCTGAACATCTGATATATTCAGTTGCTGATAATCCATTGACGTGTCTAACGGAACAACACCACCGTTATTTGCCATTGACAGATAGTTATTCGTAAATTCTTCTTTTGCTTCTTTTAACTTACTAGGACTCAATGCCTGATTATATTTCAGAATACCTCTAATTTGAGCCGAGTTCTTAATTGCCTCAGTCATGCCCTCATTTTGTGTATACGCAAGTTGTAATGTATTCATGATCGCGTCGTTGTTATCACCTAGCAATTCATTAGAATTAAAGTGACGACGCAACACGGCTATTTCTGATAAATGAAAATGGACAACTTCACCATCGTTGAACAAAAATTTTAGGTACATTTCACCTACACCATCAACCACATATTCAACACTGCTTGGCATTAATGGATACAAGTTTTTCAAGTTGCCTTTATCATCTTTTTGTACAAGAATAAAGGCGTTATTGAATAAGTAGTATTGTGTTGCTACTTTGTATAAAAAGTCGTATCCACTCATATATGGATTAGGTCTATTTTGTAAGATTCTGTTAATTTTATAATTGTTAAAGTCTCTAGTATTGTTTACATGCTTTCCTGATAACTTTGCGATATGTCTTGCAATTGCATCAACTGCACTTCGATATATGTCATTTGAATATGCATCACCTGAAAATTGAGATAATGACTTAAAGCCACCCGTTAGCATTTCAAATTGTTGTGCAGTGTTGCGCTCAATTGTTTCAAGTCCCAGCATCTTGTTTAACCACTTCGGCACTTTCTCACCTACTTTATAGAATGTTTGTTCTCTTTTAGTACATACGTTCGATTTATTTGTCTAAATTATACCACACTAGGGTATATAAAGCTAGTTGTGGCAAAGGTTTGAGGTTATACAGCTGTAAACGCTACGGGCAACCAGTGATCTGTTTTTATATTTTTACTTTTAACAATCGGAAGATTTAAAGACTTACCATCAATAAGATAGTACATAGGTGGGCAAATATTCATTTCTATATATCCATCTCTTTTTAAGCCTGCAACAATATCGAAAGCTCTTTCGTTCCAGCCGACCCAAAATATAACGTTATCGTTGTCGCCACTTGTATATGCGCCATTACCTTTATAATCAAACTTATTTTCTTCAAATATCCGTTCAATTTCTACAAAAGATGTTTCTTTATGATTTTTGATATAATTTAATATTTCTTTTTTTAGCTTATGCTTGTTCATTGTTTTCCTCCGTAATTTTATTGTGTGACTGAAATAATTATTAATGTGACTGAAACAATTATTTCCAGTCACAAGGTTGGTGCTTACAGCCACAAGTGGTTAAGAAACTTTTGTGACTGTGTGACTGAAATTTTCGAACTTAGTTTTTTATTTTTTAGTAGTTCTATATATATGCGTTCCATATGTTTTTATCATAAACTTGTGTGATTTGTAGTATTTCAGTCACAAACACCTGACAAACCGCGTCAATACAATATTTATTCTGTGACTGAAACAATTATTTCCAGTCACACTCGGTCACTTTTTTAGATTAACGTATTCTAAAAAACGCTATATAACAGCCTTTATTGACACTTTGTGTTTTTTTGATTTCAGTCACAAGTTCAGTCACACAATTTTTAAGTTTTCATTCCTATAAATCCTACACTGCTTATTTGGTATAACTAAAGCTTTATTAAAGTATCCTATCTTTTGATCTAAATCACTAATATCATCATTTGAAAATCTACCTCTATCATCTGTATCCCATTTTTCTCCGAGATACCCCTCAAAACTCTTGTAGAATTTTCTATCTGATAACACTCCTGTATAGCCGCTATGCTCGCAAAATTCTTTATATTTATAATAAACAACTTTTTTGGGTATAGTTTTAACAACCCATTCATCAAAAACATTAACTTTAAAATCGTAAACAGGGTCGTTATCCTGTTTGTAAATGTCTAACATATTATTTGATGCCTCAGGAATATCAAAAGTGTCAAAATCCATATTGATTGATCTGTAAAGCACATACTCTAATACTTTTTGATTTTTAACATACTGCTCTTTTATATTGAAATTCTCAGATTGCCCATTGAAATTTGCATTAAACGGAACTATCAACAATCTTCTTAACGTTCCTGAAGTCTTATCTTTAAAGCTAGGCATGCCATTTGTTGATTGAATCACCGTGCATTTGAATGTGGCTCTATATAAAGGCTGATTCTTAAATTCAACAAGAACTGGATCACCAGTAACTACACTTTTGAAATTTGAAGAATCATCTATATAAACACCTACTGGCACATCATCACCAATTACAGCGGTTTTTCCTTCTAACACACTTAATTTAAATCTTTCATCAAATTCGTTCACTTTTAGGCTTGCAATATTTTCAGCACCAATAAGCTGTGATATTAATTCTTGAAATGTCCCTTTACCATTGTTGCCATCACCAACTAAAAATATGGCTTTTTTGCGAGTATAATTACCATTTAAAGAATCATTAATGACTTGCCAAAGCAACTTAGCAACACCATGATCATTACAAGCTATTTCATTAATCCAATTGTCGACACTCCAACCCTCTATTACAGGCACCCCACTTTGTGTTTTATAAGCTGTATTAATTTTAGTGGTAAACACATATTCAGGTGTAAAAGGTTCTAGTTGTTTTGTTTTACGATTAAACACACCATTTTTAACAGGTATTAAATCGGGCGAATTCGTTTTACTTTTTATATCGACTCTATTCTTTAAGTGATAGATGACTTCGTCAGCTTTGTTGCTGTTAAGTTTAGGTTCTAACCACGAAATAACTCGTTTAATATAAGAAACATTTTGTGTGTAAATGCCTTCTTCAGCTCTATACATGGCTAATTTTGTATTTTCTTCAAGGTCAAATAAAATAAATTTCAAGTTTTCTTTCAAAAGATGAGCGCATCTATTAGGGCTTATAACTGTTGGTTTTCTGCCTTTCTCACCCTCTTCTATCCAAAGTTTTTCCATATATGAACGTTCATCATCCCCAACTTTACTTAACATTTTTCTTACACTTTCTTTGTCACTTAATATTACTTCAAAATCATTTATACCTTTTTGATATACTTCTTTTTGATTTGCAATAGCCTTTTCAAGCTCTAATTCTCCCCATGTGCTATTGCCACGCTTACTATTCCATTTATCGGTTAAATTGTTATAAGTTAAGAATATACGTTCCATTTGAGCTTTGTTTTTTCCTGTATAGAATGCTAAATAATGTAATAGGCTTTGTACGGCTTCACTAGGACTTGCAAAATATTGTTCGTAATCTCCTTGTAGTAAGTCACTAATTTTATCCTTTTGCTTGGATTTAAGCATAATATTTATAACTTCCTCATCAGAAAGTTGACTTTCACTATTATGGTTATTTGTCGTAGTTGCTTCAAAAGAGGCTTCTTCTTTAAAATACTGTTCAACTAAATTATTCAATATGGTTTGATCTTCGCTTATTTCGCTTTGTCCAATTGATTCGCCCGTAACCGTCATAAATCTAGCCGTATCATATAATTCAATATCTAAATCAGTACGTTTCTTCTTACGATTGCTTGGTAGCTTGCCTTTAAAGAAACAGTGTACGCCTGTTCCACTCGGTGATTTTTCACAGTACGTCATTTTATTTAGTGTTTTAACCAAATCTGAATGTATTTCACCGTTGTCGCTAACAGCGTTATCTATATCTAAGCAAATGTATTCATTGTCACCACTTAAAACAAAACCAATACCACTGTATTTTTCATTCATCTCGTATTCTATATAAGCCGTATTAAAGTCAGTCCATGTATTCTTATTATTAGAACTTGCTCTATAACCTTTATCATTATAAGGAACCTTGCTATAATTCTGTTGTTTTTCATTCCATTTAGCACACCAAAGCACCCAATTAGGAATTTCTTTTAATTCTTTTGGAATATTATCTTCATTAACTCTTAATATATTATCTTTTACTTTTAGTGCCACAAAATACCTCCCAACCAATTACAATCAGAGCGAAAAATGCTATAATGTTAGTAGAGTGTTTCTTAATCGCTCTGATTATTTTTTATATTTTTTTCTGCTATGCGTTATCAGTTCTGTCGCCAAACTTCGCTGATGACGCTTTTTCTATTTCTTTAAACTCTTGAATTTGCTTATCGAGTCGCTCAATATATATGTGCATTAAGTCGCATAACTGCGCAATTTGAATACGGTGTTCATGATATTTATAGCCATGTAGTTTCACTTCGTTCATACTCAACACGTGACTAGGTTCATGTATAAAATATTCATTTTCAAACCACCCAAAAGAAGTAACTGCATCATTGATTTTCTCTTTAACTATTTCAATTTCACTAAATAGATTTCTAATTTCCCAATTCATTATTCGTTCTCTCCTTTGTCATTTAGTAATACATAGAGTTCGTCCAAGTGTATTGTTGTGTTTTTCTCTTCAATTTCCAGATCGTCCCTAATCATCATTTGGAAATTCTCAAATGCTTCGATAACATTCTCATCTTAAATTTCCTCCACAATTTCAAAGTTATTTTCAATTTGCTGTACCGCCCACTGCATAATCGATTCTAAATGTTTCTCGCGGCTCACAGTTTCATACCATTCATTTTCGCCATCTTTAATCTTATGTTTGTACTCGGTTGCTACATCATCACTTACTGCAATCAATGTATTATAAATATCATCGAGCACCTGTATTTGTTGTTGGTTCATTTTAACTACCTACCTTTTTCTTATTTTTGATTTCTGTAATTCTTGATAGATCCATTTCTAACACTGCAATTTGAACATCATTATTGATTTCAGGAAAATTCTGCTCAAATACTTGTGGCGATACATTTAAAAGTAGATTGTGTTTAGTGTCTTTGATGTTGTACCAGCCGACAATTGTCTTTGTAATAATGACTTGTTGTTTCATTTTTATCCCTCCTATTGTGCTACTGGAAATTCAGTTGAGAATAGTTGCTCGATTGGAATACCATACATTTCACTGAGTGTGCGTGCCTCTGGAAGTGTGAAATATGCCTTACCAATTTCTTTCAACGAATACCGCTGTGGAGATAAATTTAATTTTCTGGCCACATAGTTCTGAGTATGTCCGTATTCCTTTCGTGTGATGTATAAAACTGGGTATTGAATTTTTGTCATGTTTATTCCTCCTTTGAACTTTTTAGAACATAAAAACAAAAAATAAAACCTATTAAATAGAACTTTTTAGAACTTATAAATTGATAATATCACGATAGAAAAGTTTAGTCAAGAAAATAATTGAACTTTTTTGAACAGTAAACTACAATATAGGTATATAAAATGAAAGGGGCTTAAACATGTATGACAAACAGGAAATAGGCGCACGTATTAAAAAAATTAGGATAAATTCAGGAAAAACACAAGAAAAGTTTGGAGAATTGTTTTCTGCAAGTAAAGGTAATGTAGCTATGTGGGAAAAAGGGGCATCATTGCCCAACAAAAAAAGATTGTTACAAATTTCTAATATGGCTAACATTTCTTTAGATAAACTTTTATATGGGGAATTACTGCCATATATACGTGAAAATTTGTCATTTAGTGATGTGGAAAATTACTTTGATGAAATGGATCTATTTGTAAAGGATCGTTTAACGGATATGATTTATAACGTCAATGAATACCAATATTCTGATGTGTTTGAACGTGGAATATATCAAGAAATATTAAATCTCTGTCAAAATACACTTAAAACCGAGGTGGATTTTTTTATCACAGAAGGTATAAAGACATTTAAAAGTTTTGAAGATAAAAGTGAAAAAATCCTACGTTTAAATGTCGGTTACCCTTTAGTGAATAAGTTTTTAAATGGAATACCTCCAAAAAATATCGATTATATTAACGCATTTAGATTTATAGTAGGCTACAAATTTCAAGAATATAGATTTGATGAAGAAATTATAAATTATGATGAGCCGTTAATGGAGATTTATGAAATATTGGTTGGTTATTTCAAGAAAAATGTAGATTACGACGAGTTGATAACAAAAGCCTCTACACTTTCCATTGTTCTCAAAGATAAAGGGTATTCAGAAGATGAATTGGGAAGAGCATTGATTAACTTTATTGATGGTCAATTACAAGATATTTTGTTTGAGAAATCAAACATAACAGGTGATACACATGACACATGACCTAAGATTAGCACACAACATTTATAAAGACAGTAAACGTGGTACATATTACTTCCGCATCACATACTATGACAAGACGAATAAGCGCCAGTATATTACACGTAAAGGCTTCAAACAACGTAAAGAAGCTGTGAAAAAGTGTAATGAAATCATGGACGAATTAGAGGGCATAGGACAACTTAACAGATTGCCTTTTGATAAACTTGTTGAGGAATATATAGAGTGGTATTCAGCACGTCGTAAGTCATCTAGTGTAAAAGCATTAAAGACGCATACAAACAACCACCTGTTACCTTATTTCAAGTCTATGGACGTGTTTAAAATGACAACACAAGATGTAATGAAGTTTCAAAATAAGAAGTTAAAAGAGGGGCATTCTGGGGATTACTTAAAGAAGATGCATGTATACCTAGTATCATTACTGAACCATGCAATGAAGTTTTATGATCTAAAGCAAAATGTAGCCTCTCTTGTAGGTAATTTTGAAATAGAATCTCAGAAACGTTTAAACTATTGGACACTAGAACAATTCAATGAATTTTATGATGCACTTGCTACACAACAACAAAAGTTATTCTTCAAATTATTATTTTACTCTGGCGCACGTAAGGGAGAAATTAGAGCCCTCACATGGCGTGATGTTAACTTTGATGATGAATTTATCCATATAAACAAAACGGACTATCACGGTGAAGTGACAGCCCCTAAAACGAAATCAGCCATACGTGATATTTACTTGCCTGCTCACATGATGAATGACATCAAGAATTATTTAAATTGGTATAAAGAGAATAACATATATAAAGATGATTATGTATTATTTGGTACATTCTTTAAAGCATATAGTGAGTCTACTATTGATCGTTGGTTTACCACTGCATTAAAGGTACTAGATAACCAACTTCCAGACGGTCAAACATTCCCCAGAATCGTAATCCACGAACTAAGGCATAGCCATGCGTCTATGTTAGTCAATCACGGTGCTAGTATTATGGTAATTGCACAACGTTTAGGCCATGCAGACAGTAATGAAGTATATAATAGATACGGCCACTTATACCCTAGTACACAAAAAGAAATAGTTAAATATTTATGA